CGAGATCCGCGCCAGCCAGTCTGCCCGCATCGCCGCCCAGAAAGAGCCGGACGGCGATGCGTTCGCCCCGCGCCGGCCCAAGCGCGCGGATACGGTCGGCGCGTTTACCGTCAAGTTCCTCTATCCCAAGGGCGCAACCGACCCGCGCAAGGTCTTCATGAAGTCATGGGTGCGGCAGGGGCCGCTGCTGACCGGCTACGATGTCGAGGCGGGCGGCATCCGCTCGTTCTTCTGGGATAAGGTCGACCAGTGGTTGCCGGTCGAGGCCAACGAACAGACGAAGTCGGGCGGCAAGTTCCGCCGCCAGGGCAAGCTGCGCGCCCGCGCCATGTTCACCAAGCTGCGCAACGCCAAGTCGCTGCGCGTCGCCCCCACCGCTGACGAGGCGTGGATCGGCTGGATCGGCTCGGCCGCGCGGGTCGCCCGCGTCCACCAGGACGGCGGGATGGACAAGCCGTCTGTGAAAGCCAAGCCGGTCCGCTACGCCCGCCGCGTCCTGCTCGGCCTCACCACCGCCGAACGCGGCCTGCTGGTCGACCGGGTGCTGGAGCATCTTGCCGGCTGACCGGCATCAGCTGCCGATATTAGCCGATGCACCGCAAGTAACCGTGCTCGTGTCGCTGGAACGGCATATCTTGATCCGCCCGGTCTGCGGATTATTCAGGATCGTCGCCACGCCCGTCTGATTGAATAGCACCACCCCGCCGACCTGCCAGCCGGTGCCACCGGGCTGCTGTGCGGTGACTGGCCCGCCGATGACCCATCCGGTGATCGCTGCCCCTGCCACAAAAGCACTGCCGATCGCGGTCAAGGTTTTCGCGTTCGTCATTGTCCGTTCCCCCACCCGAGTCGCGACACGTCGTCGACACGATATTTGGCGCTGGCATTTGTCCGATGTCCATCGGCAAACTTGTGTTGTCGCGGCCGTCCCCACAACACGACACCCTGTAAACTGCCACCCTGGCCCGCGACCACGGCAACATGGTCGATCTCACCGCCTATACCCCTGTCGATCTGTCGCGCCTGCCCGCCCCGACCGTGATCGAGCCGCTGTCCTACGAAGAGATCTACGCGGCGATGCTCGCGGATCTGCGCGCCCGCCTGCCCGGCTTCGACGCCACCGTTGAATCAGATCCGGCGGTGATGCTGCTTCAGGTCGCCGCCTGGCGCGAATTCATGCTGCGCGCCCGCGTCAACGACGCCGCCCGCGCCGTCATGCCCGCCTACGCGATCGGCGCCGATCTAGATCACCTCGCCGCGCTGTTCGGCGTAACCCGCCTCACCCTCGATCCCGGCGACGCCACGCGCGGTATCCCGCCCACCCTCGAAAGCGACGACGACTTCCGGCGCCGGATGGTGCTGGCGCCCGAGGGCTATTCGGTCGCCGGTCCCGAGGGCGCGTATATCTACCACGCGCTGACCGCCAACCCGGCCGTGCTCGACGCCAGCGCCACCAGCCCCGCGCCGGGCGAGGTGCTGGTGACGATCCTGTCGCGCGACGGCGACGGCACCGCGCCTGCGGACCTGGTCGCCGCCGTCGTCCGCTACCTGTCCGCCGACACCCGCCGGCCGATGACCGACCATGTCACCGTCCAGTCCGTGCAAATTCTGCGCTACGCGATCGACGCCACCGTCACCACTTTCCCCGGCCCCGATGCCGCGATCGTGCTGGCCGCCGGCCGGCGCCGGCTCGATGCCTATGTCGCCGCCTGCCATCTGCTCGGTCGCGACGTGACCCGGTCGGGGATCTTCGGCGCGCTGCATATCGACGGGGTCGTCAACGTGACCATCGCCAGTCCGGCCGCCGACATCGTCATCGACCGCACCCAGGCGAGCTGGTGCACCGACATCGCCGTCACCCATGCCGGCACCGGCGAATGAGCCTGCTGCCGCCCAACACCAGCTTGGTCGAGCGCGCGATCGAGGCCAGCACCGCGCGTCTGTCCGACGTGCCGGTGCCGCTACGCTCGCTGATCGACCCGAACACCTGCCCGCTGGCGCTGCTGCCCTATCTCGCCTGGGCGCTGTCGATCGACACCTGGGATAGCGACTGGCCGGAGGCAGTGAAGCGCAACCGCGTGCGCCAGGCAATCGACATCCAGCGCCGCAAGGGCACCGCCTCATCAGTCCGCGATGTCGTCAACAGCTTTGGCGGCAGTCTCGCGTTGCGCGAGTGGTGGCAGATGGTGCCGCGCGGCGATCCGCACACCTTCGCGCTGGTGCTGGCGCTAGAGGGCATCGTGCCGCCCGCGCGCAAGGCGGCCTATGTCGACCAGGTCATCGCCGAGGTCCGCCGCACCAAGCCGGTCCGCTCCCACTTCACCTTCACCCAGGCGCTGTCCGCGACGGGCGGGCTTCAGGTGGTCGCTGCCGCCCGCCCGGCCGTCGTCGTGCGCCTCGCCCTGTCCGCCTGACCCCGCTCGCCTGACTGGAAATTCCGCATGGCCCTCATTCTCGCAATCACCAACGCCGGCCGCGCCGCCCTCCGCAATGCCGAGGCCAGCGGCACCCGCGCGGTGCGGATCGCCTCGGTCGGCGTCTCCGCTGCCGCCCTCGCCGCGACCGTGGCAACCGCCGCCCTCCCCGGCGAGATCAAGCGCATCACCACCGTGTCGGGCGCGGCGGTTGCGGCGGACATCATCCACCTGACCGTCAGCGACGAGACGATGACGACGTACACCGTCCGGTCGTTCGCCCTCTACCTCGACGATGGCACGCTGTTCGCCGCCTACGGCCAGGCGGACCCGATCATCGAGAAGTCGGCACAGGCGCTGATGGTGCTGACCGTCGACGTAACGCTGGCGGACATCACCGCCAGCCAGATCACGTTCGGCGATGCCAATTTCCTGATGCCGCCGGCGACGGTCGATCGGCAGGGGCTGATCGAGCTGGCGACGCTGGCCGAGGCCAAGGCCGGCACCGACGCCACCCGCGCGGTGACGCCGGCGACCGCGAAAGGGTCGCTGCTCGACTGGATCGGCTACTCCCCCGCCAACCGCGCCGGCGACACCTTCACCGGTTCGGTGACCGTTCGATCCTATGTTCAGGACAGTGCGTTACGCATCGCCCAGGCAGGCACCGGCTACGGGTTCGTCCAGTTTGGCGAGGCCGCCAACGCCAACGTCTCATTCAATTGGCACATGGGATCGCTGGGCGATGGCAGCTTCGCGCTTTATCAAGGGCTGTGGGGCAGCGGCGTCCAGCGCCTTCACGTCACTTCTGCCGGTATCTCCTTCAATGGCGGCACTATCTGGCACGCGAACAATGACGGTGCCGGCAGTGGCCTCGACGCGGATCTGCTCGACGGCTTACAGGCGACGTCGTTCATCCGCGCCGATCAGTCGTCGACGCTCGGCATCGACGTTGCACTAGACTTCCCCAACAGCGCCTTCGGCCGTACCCTGCGCATCGGCGGCAATGGCTATACCGCCGCCGGCACCCGCGCCTCGGTCATCGCGACCAACGGTAACCTCCACCTCGACGGTGCTGCCGGTTATACCGTCCTGCTCAACTTCTATGCGGGCGACGGCGTCACCTTCGGCAACGGCGCCGGCGCGGCAGCGGCCTTCATGAGCAAGGCTGGCGCGCTCAATGCCACCTCGGTTGACGCGCTGATCATGAACCGGCGCGGCGTGCCCGTGGTCGGCTTCGACAATGACGGTGCCGGCAGCGGCCTCGACGCGGATCTGCTCGATGGCCGGCAAGGGAGCGACTATGCGCTGCTGACCGGCGCCGCCTTCACCGGGCCGGTCACGGCACGCCATTTCACGCCTGGTCCCGCCCTCCGTGTTGCCGAGGCAGGAAGCGGCTACGGCTTCATTCAGTACGGCGAGGCCGCCAACGCCAACGTCTCGTTCAACTGGCACATGGGATCGCTGGGCGACGGTAGCTTCGCCCTCTACCAGGGCATGTGGGGCAGCGGCGTCCAGCGGCTTCACATTACCTCTGCCGGTATCTCCTTCAATGGCGGCACGATCTGGCACGCGAACAACGACGGCGCCGGCAGCGGCCTCGACGCGGATCTGCTCGACGGCTTGCAGGCCGCGCAGTTCGTGCGCAGCGATGTGCCATCGCAGCTTGCTACCAACGTATCGATCCAGTTCATCAACAGCACCTTTGGCCGCGCGCTTCGGATCGGGGGCGATGGCTATACGATCGCCGGCGCCGGAGCCTCGGTCGTCACTACCAACGGCAACCTCCACCTCGACGGTGCGACGGGATACCGGGTCTTTCTGAACCACTATGCCGGCGACGGCGTCAACTTCGGCAATGGTGCCGGCGTAGTGGTGGCGAGCATGAGCAAGGACGGTGCGCTGATCGCCGCTGCGGTCGATGCGGGCATCATGCGGCGCGGTGGCACCAACCTGGTCGGCTTCGACAATGACGGCGCCGGCAGCGGTCTCGACGCCGATCTGCTCGATGGTCAGGATGGTAGCTGGTACGGGAACATCCCGGCCCGGCTCGGCTACACCCCCGCCAACCGCGCCGGCGACACCTTCACCGGTCCGGTCGATATCCGCCATGGTGGCATCCAGTGCGGCCTGCGGGTTAGCCAGGCCGGCACCGGCTACGGCTTCGTGCAGCTGGGCGAGGCGGCCAATGTCAGCTGGCACCTTGGCTCCAACGGTGACGGCACCGCCGTGCTGTACCAAGGTGTCTGGGGCAGCGGCGTCCAGCGCCTTGCGGTTTCCTCGACGACGATCAGCTACAATGGCGGCGCGATGTGGCACGCCGGCAATGATGGTGCGGGCAGCGGCCTCGACGCCGATCTGCTCGATGGCCAGGACGGCAGCTTCTACACGGCCATCGCCGCCCGCCTCGGCTACACTCCCGCCAACCGGACCGGTGATACCTTCACCGGTCCGGTCGGCATCGCCGGCACCGCCAAGTTCCTGTCGTCACCGTTCCCCGGTAGCTATCTCCAGCTCAATGACGGCACCCAGGGCATCCGCCTCGCCACCACCGGCGGGGTCGTGATCGAGGCGCCGACCGGCGTCGCCACCACCGCCAGCCTTGCCGTCGCTGGTGCCCTCACCCGTGCCGGCTTCACCGTCTACGATACCGGCAACGACGGCGCGGGTAGCGGCCTCGACGCGGATCTGCTCGATGGCCGCCAGGCTACTGACTTCGCGCTGCTCGCCGGGGCCGATTTCGCGGGTCTCACCCGTGGTGGCAACGCTGTCTGGGATGTCGGCAACGATGGTGCCGGCAGCGGTCTCGACGCGGATTTGCTCGACGGCCGCCAGGCGGACGAATTCAGCAGGGTCACCGCCCAGAGCCTCAACCCGACCGGCTACCGTGTCCACGCCGACGGCTTCAAGGAATGCTGGGGATCGAGCTTCGTCGTCGCCGCCCGCGATACCTTCATCCCGTTCCCAACGCCGCATGAGGCGTGGTGCGTGCCGGTCGGCTCGGCCGCCCGGCCTGCGGCCGATGAGGCCAATATCGGCGTCTTCAGCGTCGACCTCGCCAGCGGCGGTTTCATCGTCCGCAACCGCAACACCGAAGGCGTCACTTTCTACTGGCACACTCGCGGCGTTTGAGCCGCCCCAACTGGAGCATCACGACCATGAAGATCACCATCGGCGCACTCGCCCCCGCCACCCGCACCGTCCCCGTTCGTTTCGAGCATAACGACGTGACGCACGATCGCCCCGTCAACGCCTGCCTCGACAAGGCCGGCGGCTATGACGCCAAGGCCACCGCCGCCCGCGTCGACCAGGTCGCGCTGGGCGTCGCCACCAAGATCGAGCTTGGCGTCATCACCATGCCCGAACCGGAAGCCGATCCCGTGACCGATCCGGCGCCGGCAAAGGCAATGGCCGAGTAATGTTGTGGGGCACGTCCCCACAACACGACCCCCATGCGCTGACCCCGTGATCGCGGGCACGGTGCCGACCCATGATCGACACCGATCCCCATCAACTCGCCGGCGACATGCTGCGCCTCGGCACGGTCGAATCAGTCGACCTTGCCGGGGTGCATTGCCGTGTCCGCGTCGGCGAGATCGTGACCGGCGATATCCCGTGGCTGTCCCCCGCTGCCGGCGCGACGCGGATCTGGTGCCCGCCCTCGGTCGGCGAACAGGTGCTGCTGATCTGCCCGGACGGTGACGAGGAAGCCGGCATCGTGCTGGCGGGCCTATATTCCGATGCGCATCCCGCGCCGGCCGATACCGCGATCTTCCATGCCGCTTTCGCCGATGGCGCGGCGCTGGGCTATGATCCGATCGGACATATCCTCTCCGTCACCCTGCCCGCCGGCGGCACCGCCACGGTCGACGCACCGGGTGGCCTGACGATCAACGGCCCGGTCACGCTCAACGGCCCCGTCACCATCAACGACAATGTCGACGTGACCGGCAAGGTCACCGCCAGCGACGACGTGATCGGCGGGGGCAAGAGCCTGAAGGGCCATATCCACAAGGGCGTCCAGACCGGCGGTGGCGTGTCGGGTCCGCCACAATGATCGGCATGGACGCCACCACCGGCCGGCCGCTGGGCGATCTCGCGCATCTGCGCCAATCGATCGCGCGCATCCTCTCGACGCCGATCGGCAGCCGCATCGCGCGCCGCGACTTCGGCTCGCTGCTGCCCGAGCTGATCGACCAGGCGATGAATCCGCTCGGCCGGATGCGCCTGCTCGCCGCCACCGCCCAGGCGCTGCTGCGCTGGGAGCCGCGCCTGCGCATCACCGGCGTGACGCTGGAGGCGGTCGACGCTGCCGCCGGTGCCTACGCGCTGGCGATCGAAGGCATCCGCCTCGACGTGCCAGCGCCGGCCGGCGCCACCGCCATCACCCGTCTCACCCTGCCCCTCGCCAGCCTGACCCGAAGGATCTGAACCCATGTCGCACGGCATCACCATCACCGAACTGACCGAGGGCACGCGCGCCCTTGTCACCGTCGCCACCGCCGTCATCGGCATCGTCGCGACCGCGCCTGATGCGGTAGGAGGCATCTTCCCGATCGACCGGCCGGTCCTGATCACCGACATCAACGCCGCGATCGGCGCGGCCGGTGCCAGCGGCACGCTGCGCCGCGCGCTGCGCGCCATCGCCGACCAGGTCGACACGCCCGTCGTCGTCGTGCGCGTCGCGCCTGGCGCCAATGCCGCCGCCACCGACGCCGCCGTCATCGGCACCACGGTCGACGGCCTGAAAACGGGCATGCAGGCACTGTTGGCGGCGGAAAGCCAGATCGGCGTGCGTCCGCGCATCCTCGGTTGTCCCGGTCTCGATACGCAAGGAGTCACCGCTGCGCTGGTCACGGTCGGCGAGAAGCTACGCGCGATGGTCTATGCGTCGGCGCGGGGCACCGATGCAGCCGCCGCCATCGCCTACCGCGCCAACTTTGCGGCTCGCCACCTCATGCTGATCTGGCCGGACTTCGTCGCGCTCGATGCCGACAGCGGCGCCCAGGCCAACCGGATGACCAGCTGGGCAACCGCCCGCGCGCTGGGCCTGCGCGCCCAGATCGACCAGCAGCAGGGGTTCCAGAAAACGCTGTCGAACGTGCCGGTCGCCGGCGTGCTGGGCCTCACCAAGGATATCGGCTTCGACGTGCAGGACCCGCTGTGCGAGGCCAACATCCTCAACAACGCCCAGATCACGACGCTGGTCCGCACGTCCAGCGGCTACCGCTTCTGGGGATCGCGCACCTGTTCGCCCGACCCGCTGTTCGCCTTCGAGTCCGCCACGCGCGCCGCGCATATCCTCGCCGACACGATCGGCAACGGGATGCTCTGGGCGATCGACAAGGACATTCGCCCCAGCCTGG